GACCTGCAGCCGTTGGTCAGCCTGGAACTGAAGGACGTTGTCGGCACGGTAGCCGAGTAGAACGAGCGAGATCCGCGCGAGCCGGTCAAACCGGTCGGCCAAACCATTCTTGCCGCCGTTGATCTTCTTCGTGATCGTCTCGGCGTCGCCCTCATCGGCCCAGCGGTTCAAGTCCCGGGTGTCCCAATAGAACAGAGGCACCAGGCCTTCCCAAGGATCGGTGTTGACCGCATCCGGATCCTTGACGAAATCCGGGCAGTCGAGGCCGGCGGCACGGCACCAGTTGCGGAACTGGCGATAGTTGTCCTTGCCGGTGAGCTGCATACCAGTGCGGCCGCGGTAACGGTACCCGTCGCCGTCCCTCTCCGGAGTGTTGCCGAGATCGGTGCGCGTGTCGTAGCGCTGCTGCGCCGGCGTCGGGCCCCAGATCTCGCGGTCATAGCGAAAGTCGCCGCTCTCATGCATGAGTTGGGCGAAATACTGCGCGAGGCGATGCGGTCGGTCCATGCCGAAGCGCTCGCCGTACTTATCCAGCGCCACGAGCACGGACGCGAGGTTGCTCTCGTTCACCCTGCCCTTTGCGGCAGCGCGAACGTGCTGAGCGGTAATGGCGCTCATTCGTTTCTCCTGATTATGACTGTGGGGTTACGACGGAAGGGCTAGTGGCCTTGAGCAATCGCCCGGCGCTAAGCTTCCTTAGCCGTTCCGACGGCGGACGGAGCGGTTAGAGGCCTGGCGCCTGCCTCCAGCGACGGGCCTCGCCCGAGGAGCACCTGACGCAGGCGATTGCCCTCATCGATGTAGTGGAACTAATTCCTATCGAGCCCGTTCAAACCCGTTAGCTCGACGAAGAATGCGAGCGTTCGCGATGGATGTGAAAAAGGCAGGAATGGCCCGGTTGTTTTTGGCAGCCCCGGATCTGCGTGCTAGCGCGTGGATGATGAACAGCCCTGCGTTTCTGAAGCTCTGCGTGGAGTACGAGCATGCATGTCTGCGGCGCGACGCCCTTCGATGCTCAGTCGAGAAAGACGACGAGGCCCTGTTTAGATCGGAGGCGGAGTGCAAGAGCCTGGAAGCTGCTGCGATCGCTTTCATTCGCCAGCAGCGGCAATTTTCCGGATTGAAGTGACGTTCTCAGGGCAGCAGCGCCATGAGAAGCGACGCAATAAAAGCAACTGCGGCTAGAACTGCAGTCCATTCTATTATCTTCACTCGCTCGATTGGACGCATCGCACTCCTCCTTCGGGGCGCCCCTAAACCAAAACGCTGCGAGACGAGGATGGTTGCAGGGCCGCCCTCATTCCCGAACATGAGTTCGAGAGCGACGGGAAGAGTTCCCGGGCCATGTTTCACCTTACTGTTTGGGAGGAAGTGTCTGCCTTATTGGCGATAGAGATCCCTGCTGGAGCGGGGCCATTGCAGAGTTACGGGACGGGCGTGCGATCAGAGCACGAAGTACCCGTCCGTTAGGGGCACCCAAGCGAAACTTAAGATTAGCAATAATGCTGTGCCTTGTACTTGAGCCATCGAATCAGCTTAGGGTTGGAAACACGGGCAATCACGGCGGCTCATATACGACAATGCTTAAACGCTACTTGATCATCTTTACAGCAGTTGCATTATCCGTTTCAACAACCGGATTTGCTCAGTCACCCGAACGCCCCACCCCCGAAAAAATAGAGCGCCAGCGGCAGGAGGCATCCAGCCGGGACGGCGCTTCTCAGTTTAGTCTTCCGGTCAGGATACTCGAAGAACCAGACGAGGCTATGGACGCCAAGCGGCAGCAGCAGGAAGGCGTCCAGCGGGAAAAAGAAGACCTTATCGCGCAGCAGAGTATGGCCAGATCGACCGAGGAGATCGTGCTTTGGACCCGCCTCCAATTCCTCCTGGCGCTTGCTGGTACCGGCGCTCTGCTCTACACCCTCCGCCTGAACCGCAAAGCCACCAACGCAGCTGTTGCCGCGGCAGAAGCTGCCTATGGGGTCGAACGAGCGTGGATGAGTTTCCACATGCACATCCTCAAGACGATCGACAATCAGTGGACCGATGACGGGCTTGTCAATCTCGGAAAACACTTCGAGCTCAGTCTCGTATGGAGAAACGAAGGCAGGAGCCCTGCGCTTAATTGCAACTCGCGCATGGTTTGGCAGATTGTCGACGCTGCCGACTTTGTCCCGAAGTTCCATCGCGACACCTCTGAGGAAGGCGCAATCATAGGTCCCGGCAGAGACTTTTCTTCTCCACCCGTTTATTTCACTCCGGAACAGTTGGCCGCCATTGTCAGGTGCGAACAGTTTTTGTTCATCTACGGGGCAGTCACCTACAACGACTTCTTTTCCAGAGAACGACGGCACAGTGAAGTCTGCTTCCGGGCAATGGTCTATTCGACGGCTCCACCAAACCAGCCCGTTATCCCAAAGATCTCTCTGATCCCCGCCGGAGATCAAAACACAGCGACCTAGCCAGTGGCCTTCAATTCACAGTAGAGGCATGGCATTAATCGCTTCGTCGTGCTTTGCAGGAGAGAGCCATGTTAGAATCAATTGTAAACCTCGAGGCTAATCTAAAAATCAATCGCGAGCGATGGGGCGATCGGGCCAAGTGGGAGAAGCACGACAAGTTCGGATACCAGTGGGGTAACGGCTACAAGCAGACGCACGGGGAAACCGCCGCTCTTGCTGATACCTTCCTTCGACCCCTCCTTCCTTCCGGCAGGTACGACCTGAAGATCTTGGAGTTGTCCCCTGGAGCCGGGCGCTTCACGGCCGAACTGATCCGATATGCTAGATCGCTTGACCTTTTGGACATGAATGAAGCGTGCCTCGAATTGACCAAGGAACGCTTCAAGATGATCCCCGTACCGATCCGGGCTTACCATAACGATGGCCAGTCTTGCGGGATGGTCGAGGACTCGGATTACGATCTAATCGCGTGCTTTGACAGTATGGTCCACATGCACCCGATAGTCATCGAGGGCTATGTAAAGCAGCTCGGCGCTAGGCTGGCCCGCGGCGGTTTCCTTTGGCTTGACCACAGCGGCAAAGGTGCGAATGACAAAGGCCATCGCACCGACATGACGCCAGAGAAGATGGCCGCGCTAGCTAGCGAAGCCGGACTCAAGGTCATCAGCCAAAAATTTCGCAATAACCAAGACTGCATAAGCGTTTTGGAGAGAACGATGTGAGATCAGGCGGAGTTGTCTGATCTCGCGATTTCGTTCCAGACGGTGCCATCGTATTGGAGGACGATGCGGTCTTGCGAATTGTTGAGCGTGAAAGTCGAACCCGCGGAACTCAGCCTAATGTTGCCAGCTTCCGTCACCACGACGTCGCGGGTTGAATTAGCCGCTCGCAGCACGATTATTTGCCCAACGGTGCCGCTATTTATCGTGTCCAAATCATCCGTTGGGGCGCCCCCATTGGTGTCAATCGGATAGTAGGAGTAGAAGCCGACTGTAACTGCCCCACCCGCAGAGATCGTAAGGGTCGGCGCCTCTCTCAAAATCAGCCGATTGTCCGACTTCAACTCGCTATAGGCACTGTCCACGGTGCCACTAATATCCCACTTCTGCCCATCGTTGGCCGCCGCGTCACCCGCAAATATGGATTGCCCCGCTCCGAGAAACACAAGGAAATTCAACTTCTCTACGCGCGGCGCGCCGTTCGATCGAAGGGCAACGCTGCAATCACGAACTAGGCCACCTCCTATGAAAATAGACGAACCGTTGCCGCTACCGTTTCTCCAGATCGCGGATGAAGACAGCCCTCCAGGGGCAACTCCCTGGCAGCGAGCAATGCTCACGGTTCCGATGTTGACCCACTGTGCGGTGTTATAGTTGATGACCAGCCCGTGTCCGGCAAGCGCGTCCATTTCTATTTCGAGCACGCCGCAGTTGAAGAAATCTCCGTCGATGCGCGTCGCGTTCCGAGCCGTCGTGTACGCGGGATTATTTCTGTAGATCGTGATCATTCCGAACTTGAAGGCGGTCTGATCAGTGCCAGAAGTCTCGTATATGAAATCCTCTGTGGTATCGCCGCCGAAACCACCCGTTCGATGGATATCTAGACGATTGATCGTACCTCGCGCGGTGCCGGAGATGATGAACCCGCCAAAGCGGCAGGTTTCCACGATGAGCAGATCGATGTTGATGCGGGGAGCGCCGCGAATGTCGATACCACCGCCGGCGAAATTGCCAAAGGTGTGAATGAACTGAAACTCTGCACCGATCCCGTCTATCACAATCCCGAACGTTTGATTGCCGTTCGTGCTTCCGTAGGTTGGGGAGTTGACCTTGCCGTTGTTCTCTTCAGATGAGATTCGATATCCCGCCTCGACTTGCAGAATCGATTTGACCAGAACGTCAGGAAGGCCCTTCCAAACAAGACCCTCATATTGAGTGCCGTGAATGAAAAGATCGATGTCAGCTTCTCGCGAGAAGCCGGGTTGAAGCGGCGTTGGTCCATTTCCCCCAGGGCCCTCGATCCAGACGCCGACGCCCTGCATGTTAAAAACCCGCAAGTGAAGCTGTGCCTTGCGCGCGAAGATCCGAACTCCCTGGCCGCCAGTCTGGATGTATGCATCCCGCGCACTATTCTGGTAGTTGCCATCGAGCGTGATATATTTCGCGCAGATCCGTTCGGGAACGCTTGGCGCAAACGCATCGCCGGTTCCCGTCAGTGTCGCGAAGTTTTCTGATTGCACGGCAACGCCGTTGAAAGTCGGGAGCTTCTTAACTGTCGAGAGATAATTGAAACCGACCCAAGCCGCGCCGTGCGGGAGTGTGATAGTTGCTCCCTGCATCGAAGTGCCCGCAGGCTGAAAAACTTCGACGCCATACAGAGCACTAAGTCGCACGCCGGCATTGATCGCCGCGGCATCGTCTGTAGCGCTGTCGATCCTTGCTCCGAACATGCGGACGTCGAGGTGTTGCTTTGCTATTATCCACCAAGCGCCATCGGCGCTCTGTTTGTGCCATGGCTCGATCACGCTTGGAGTGGCGACGCGCTGCTTCAAATGGCCGCCGCCATCACCCGGCGCATAGTATCCCGCAGTCCGCACGAACTGCAGGACTGGCGGAATGTTCGCGCCCTCGAAATCAGCCTCGGTATCAAAGACGAATCCAGCGTTTGCAGCCGCAGCGGCCGCATTCGCGTATGCCTCCGCTGCGGCTACGATCGCCGCGCTCGCCTGATCGCTCACCAGCCTGAACGTCGAGCCCGACACGATGCCCATGACGATCATGCCGGCAGTCAAGCCGCCAGCCGCGACGTCATTGCCGCTGTTCGTCTTGATCGTAAGCGGCGAGCCGCCGTTGAAGGAGACGGTTACCGGGGTGCCGGTGTTCGTGTCTGCCACGTTCATCCAGATCAGCGCCGATCCGCTGACAGGAATGCTCGTCGTCGCCTGAATGGCATTCGGGGTGCCGGCGCCGGCGTCGGATGCGATAATGAAGCTGAATGGCAGATCGCTGCGCCGCGTCCATGAACCCGCCCCCGACGCGCCAAGCTTGCCGTAGACGCCGTTATTCGCTGCGTCGGGATCTCCGATGACCCAGGCCATCGAATTGGCACCGTGCGCGAGATCGGCATCCATAGCCGCCTTGCTGGAATAGATCAGGCCGCCATTCGAGGTGAACGCCGTAATGATGCTCTCGACCCACGTTCCCCAGGCGCGGATATCCGCCTTCTTGGGGTCGTACTCTTCAGACGAAGGGACCCCGTCGGTGTTGAAGTCGCGCCAGATGGTGTTTGCGGTTTGAACCATGAAAGTCCCCATGCAAAGCCGCTCCGGCGAATGCCAGAGGCGGAATGGTGATGTGATTGCGGGTCAGATCGTCAGGTGACGATTGCGGAGCCGGTCGCGACGGCGGCGGCAGGCTTGCCAGATGGATTGATGGCTTCGATGAAGCCGTAGTAAGTGCCGGCAGAAAGGCCAGTCACCGTTCGTGCATCGTTTGCGGCCGCGGCGCCGTATTCGGTCGCGACCAAGGTCGATGTGGCGAAATCGTTCGCCGTATTCAGGTACAGCCTCGAGGCGTAATAGTTCGGCGAGTTGGGCGCCGTCCAATCGAAGGTCACCTCACCTACTCCGCCGGTCAGCGACGGGTTAGTGGCCGGTCCCGGCGCCACCGGATCGGCCGTTGCAGTGCGGATCTGGTAATCCGTCCAGTTAGAGCTGGCTCCATTTGACCAGGCGCGAAGCCGGAACTTGTATTGGACGCCGTCGGACAGATAGCCGGAGCGGACCTCGGCATCCCCCGTTTTCGACATTGCCGAGCGCGCCGGCTCAATGTTCGATGTCGGCTGCCATTCCAGCTCATATAGAAGAGCATCGGAGACGAAATCCCATGTCGCCTGCCCGAAAGCTGCTGTCTGTCCACCGGTTACTACCTCTGTGTCGATGGTGACGTCGAAGTTGACAGGATCGGGGACGCCTCCCGGTGGCAGCGGATCAACATTCGCTCCCGGTACTCCCTCCTCTGTCGCGGCATCGAAGGCATAGAGATTGCTCGGCACGATGATGCCGGAGAACTCCACGGTGAGGTTGCGCAGCGACAGCTTCGGCGTCGAGGTGATCTCGACGATGACTTCCGTCATTCTGGGCGGGTAATGCACGCGCACGAAGCGGCGGTATGGCACGTTCTTTGCCGCGTGGTAGTGGGCGACGATGGTGACGCGCGGCGCGTTCTTTCGGATGTATTTCAGCTTCTGCAGGCGGGCGCAGTGGTTGTGGCTTTGGATCGCCTGATTGTCGACGATCGCCGTCCGTTCCGTGTCCTCACCGATGTACGGATCGCCGTAGATCGCGGCGTCTACGGTGTTGAAGCGGTTCGCCGGGTCGGTCCAGCGGCCGCGCACGGCAAGAACTGTCGACGAGCGGCGCTGATTGGCATCGAAGGTGACGCGCTTTATGTCGTTTCCCACGAGCCGGATGTCGGGCTCTACGAACTCACCGGCATGCACGCCTATTAGTCCGTCCGGTCTCTCATAGACGACAAGCTCGGCCGCCTCGTCCATCAACTTGCCGACTTGCACCGGGTCGTTCTCAGCGCGGAACCAGAAGCCGCCGTGATAGCGCTTTTCCGTGCCGCCGCTGCGGTTGGTGACGTTCTGGTCGCAGACGTTCGCCGCGTTACTCCAGTCCGGCAGGTACATGTCGGAGAGGCTGAGCTTGCCGCCGACCGGATCCGTAAGGTGCCAGAGGCGCATCAGCGCGATGTTCGTGGAGAACGCCGTGTTGCCTGTGCGCGGGTCGTACAGCCTCATACCGTCGCCGACGGCCGAATGCTGCGGCATCTGGTTCGGGTAGACCTTCAGGTATCTTTCTGAGCTGACGCCCGCAGCCGACATCCGGACGGACGCAAGACCGTCGCCGCGGTGATTGTTTGTCCAGATGCCGGAGATAGCCGCGACTACATCCGCATAGGCGGTCTCGGCAGCCAAACCGAGGCGCGACAGGATCTGCACCTTGCTGCCGAAATGCGACGGCGCCGTAACAAAGCCGTTGGCATCGAGCGTCACGGCCTCGTCGTGCAGGTAATGCGTCGCATAGCCTTGGATGCGGTGTGCTGCCCAAACGAGAATGTGATAGGCCGTGCCGTTCTTCTCGCCGAGGAACACATAATCGCTGCCCTTCTTCACCCGACCAAGCACATAGGCAAGGGAAGGTACCGACTGCTTCAGGTTATAGCTGCCATCTTCCGGCCGCGGGACGGCGGGCTTGGAGACGAGCATGCCCTGCAGCGCGGCCGCACCATATGCGAGGCCGCCGTAAGCCAGTGCGGACAGTCCGAGATAGACGAGGTTCGACAATGCAACGCTCGTCGTGCCCAGTGATGCAATGACCACCAGGGCGATTGTATCGATAATGCCCGGCATCAGATCATCCAGATTGCGAGGGGAGCGGCCGTCATGAAGCCGACGCCGTTCTTGAAGCGGACATTCCAGCGCTCACCGTCGTGAATGGCGCCGAACTGCCGGTGAATGTTGGTGGCGCTTCCGATCACGCCAATCGCGCCGCAGCGCGGGCGCTGGACCGGTTTCCCGTGGATTCTCTCGACGCAGAGGGCAACGACAGCCGGAACGTTCCCTGCCCGCTCGATGATGGCCCGGAAGCCCTCTTCGCTGTCATAGGCGCCGCGCAGGTGCGGCGCCGGATCTGGATGGCCGAGCCAGATCGCCCATGCTGCCAGGAACAAGCAGCAATCGACCTCCCCTGGCCGCCACGGCTTCTCGCGATAGGCGGCAAGGAATTGCTCGAGCGTGCGTTCCATGCGTCACCAGTTCGGCCAACGAATTGTCAGGTCGATAAGCGTCGGCATGCGCTCGCAGAAGCGGTCCGCCGGCGCCGACGGGTTGAGCAGCTTTGACCGTGCCTTCTGGTCGACGTCGGAGAGCACCGCGCCGTTGGCCAGTGTGCGGAGCGTGAACCGGTTGGTAATCTCGACGGTGATCGTCGACATGATCTGCTCGTCGCCGGCCGCGTCATCGAAAATAATGTCGTCGATCGTGCCGGTGAATTTGACATCGGCGGCGCCGACCGGCTGGTCGAGTTCATCGCAGTCCTGGATGAGGACGCGCACGCGCGTTCCGATGATTTCTCCGGCCTGGTAGTCACCCCAGATCGTGTCGGCCGTCGCTTTATCGATGCCTGAGAGCGTGAGCGGAAGCGTAAAGGCCTCCGCGTTGATAGCGAGCTGCAATTGATCCAGCGCCGAATCGGTCAGCACACACGGCCGCCAGATATTGCCGTCGCCATCGACAAAAGGGCCGCCCGAGCCGTCCCAAAGCCGAACGGTCTTCGACGGGAAGTCGAGCTGGGCAAGGATGCGAAGAGATTTGACTGCCATCACGCCACCAGCGAAGCCCAATAGTCGGTTGCCTCGACGAAGGAGACGGAGCGCGGCTCGAACTGGATCGAGTTGACGCCGGCATCCATGCCGCGATCGTCGACAAGCCGGCAGAGGCAGGTCGGCATGTCGAACTCCAGATCGGCGCCGGCCGGGATCAGCGCTCGCACCGTTGGAGAGATCGGAAGCGTCCAGATGTCGCCGTCGATCGAGATGACGGGGCCAGTCTTGTAGAGAGCATGCTCGTATGAGAACCGGACACCGACGAGGTCGGATGCCGCGTTGATGATCCGGAGCCTGATGGTGGTTGCGCCCAGCGGAGTGATGCCGTCGGTCACGACCGAGATCGCTCCCTGTTGATATTGGCTGCCATCACTAAACGGCGTACCGTCGCTGTGCGGCACCCTGATGATCGGCTCGTAATCGCCGGAAACGTAAGGCGCCGTGTCTCGGGACCACGCCGGAACGGCAATGAGCCCTGCCCGGCCGCCGAGCTTCTGGCTGATCGCTTCCCACGTTCTGCGCTGCGCGGAGCTGTAGGTCGCCACGTCGAGAAGGTCGACTGCCCAGTAACCGAGGTCGGTCCTGGTCGCCGGCTCCACGCCACCGAGCGACTTGCCGCCCGATCTCGTATAAGGGACGAGGTTCGGGCGGCATTCTTCCGGCGTCAGAAGATTGACGGGCCAAGTGATGATGTCTGCCATTATCAAGCCGTCCTGTAGTCGCCGCCGGCGGTCTCTTGCTGATACTTCGCGACGGCGGCCGGCGCCTGTCGGTTGGCTTCATTGACCGAAGCGGCGATTATCTGAGGGGAAGCATCCTTGATCTTCTGGCCCGAGACCTCGCCAGCCACTTCCGTCATGACAGGAACGAGGTTACCGTTGCGGACCTCGCTAACGGTGCGCACGATGATCACGCCGCCGGCGTTCTGGTTGGCTGCCGGCATGACGGGGGTTACGTTGCCGCCCGACTGGTAGCCCTTTGCCGAGCGATGCATCGCATCGAGGTTGCGGACGCCGATCTTGTCGGTTGCTCGCTTGGAGAAGACATACTCCCCGCCGTGCACCACGCCGGCCACCGCGGATGCAGCACCCTTGCCGGTGTAGCCGCCCGACGCGAAACCGAAGATCTTCCCGATGCCACCGAGGATGGAGCCGAACAAACCACCTCCCCCTCCGGTGCCAGCGCCGTTCAGCGAAAACAGCGCGTTTACAAGCTCGTCCTCGACTTTGCTGATGATCTTGTCGAGCACGTTCAGTGCGGCTTTGCCGAACGACTTCCAGAAGCCCTCACCATTGGCGAGACCGGACCGGAGATCGGACAGGAAACCCTTCGCGGCATCCTTGGCGAAGTCGAGCGCTTCCTTCGCGTTCTTCGTGGCGACCTCGGTCGCCGCCATTTGTTTGGCGAGGCCGGACAGTTCTGTCTTCTGCGCCGCGGTTAGCTCGATACCCTTCTGTTGCGCCTGATTGAGCAGATCGGTTTCGTATTTCAGGGCAAGCGCCGCCTGCTCGGTCATCCCGAGCGCCTCTTGCTCCGCCTTCAGCGAGGCAATGCGCCGGTTCGCACCGTCGACGATGTCGGAGTATTGCTCAGCTTCGGTCTTGCCACCGCCGCCGCCCTTCTTCTTCGACTTTTCGTCGACTGTCGTGATGTCCTTGGCGAGCTCCTTGAGCTTAGCCGATGCAGTCGATGCCCCACGGGAAATTGCCTCTCCGAACCCGCCGATATAATCCGTTCCGGAAATCGCTTTCTGGTTTGCGGCGCTCAGTTCCTTCAGTGCCGGAGCAAGCGCGTCCGCATATGGATTCTGCATCTCTTCGAATTGGGGCGCGTCGATTGTGTTGCCCAATTCTGGAGTGGCATTAGGGTCCATCCCGCTGCCGACAGCGCCGCCAAGCTTGAACACTGTCTTGACGCTCGCGATCAATCTATTGAGGCCGGAAACACTGGCCGCAACGATTGCATTGACCGCCCTGATCGCCATGTTCGCCGCGCCAACAGCGGCGGCGCCGATCACGTTCGGGAAATTCGCCCAAACCATCTTGATATCGTTGTACGCGGCAACGAATGCGCCAATGATAAAGTTCGCGGCATTCTTGGCGTCGGCGACGATGTCGCGGCCGAATATCTGGGCCAGCTCATCGCGGAAGATGTTCGCCGCAACAACAGCGGCCGAGATCCCTAGAATGAGCGCGCCGGCCGGGTTTGCTGCGGCCATCGAGGCTGCAGCGGCGACGGCGGCGACAGACAGGCGCGCCAGCAGCGCAATCAGGCTGACGATGCCGCCGACGATCGCGGGCGCATAGAGTAGAGCCAGAGCGGCCGCCGCGCCGACCGCGTAAGGTGCGATCGTCTGCAGAACACCGGCCAAGCCGGTGAGAGCAGAAGCAGCGAGCTTGCCCCAGTCGACCATTTGCAATCCGGCTGCGGCCAAACCCACAATGGCAATCGTCACCAGGCTCACCGGAGAGATGACGGACAGGAACGCTTGTCCAAGAGCCTTCACCGCTCCGGCCGCTCCCATCGGGCCAAGCACGGCACTGATCTGTGTGCCCTGCTGCAGAGCGATCTGCATCGGGCTCATCGACATGGCGGCAGAAACTCCGATGTCCTGGAACTGGGCGGCCAGGTTGCCGACGTGGCCGGCCGCGCCCTGCATGCCCCTGACATTCTGGTTTGCCGCCTGATTGTGGAGCCGCATAGCACCGGCGGCCTTGTTTGCCGCGGCAGCTTCTGCATTCAACGCGGTGGCATGGGCGTTGGCAGCGTTTGCCGCCATCTGCCCTGCCTTGCTGCTCGACGGACCGATCCCCTCGACGGCAGACTCGGCCCGCTTCGCCGCACCGGTGAGCTTGTCGAGCTTGCTGGTGGCCTGATCAACACCGGTTGTCTTCGCCTCAATCCCGAGGGTGGCAAGTTCGGCCATGGTCAGTCCCTCTTGCGCTTGACGACGCGACGATCCTTCGCAGCACCGCGGATCCTGAGCTTCGCCTCGGCGACGTCGGATCCGGTTGGCTGCCGCTGGGCAACGTCAGGTTTGCCGGTCTTGTTGATGATGGAGAGAACGACCTGATCCATGCGCCGGATCACCGACAGCTCCCATGGATCGATGAGGGCCCCGGTGAGGCGGCAGAACGCCTCTATCTCACCGAAGCTGATGGGGTTGGCTGAAAAGCCGGATTGACGGCTGTTGTGGAGCTCCACGAACCAATCCCAGATGTGGACGCCGAAGGCCGGTGCTTCCGGCAGTGGATCATTCTTGCGCCGGGTCGCGAAATGCGCAGCCGCAAAGGAGATCAGGTCCTCTGCGACCGCTTCGTAAAATTCGCGTCCTCGTCGGCCGCCTTATCAACCTGCTCGGCAATGAAGAAATACCGAGGATCGGAGATGATCTGCAGGATGTTCTCCGGCGTGCACTCAACGGCCGCCCCGTCGCGCGTCATGTTCCAGGAGACGATCGAAGCGGCAACGATTTCGTTCGTACGCTCCTCGACCTCCTCGACCGTGCCCACCTTCTTCGGGTTCTTCTTGTTTTCGCGGATGGCCGCGTTTGCCAGGCGCCGCTGAACGCGCTTCACGCGCTCCGACCGGTATGACACGATCTCGACCACAAGGCCGGTCTTGTCGCCGGTGATCGGGTGGCGAATTTCAAGCGGGAATGCCTGCTCGAAATCGAACGAGAGTTCCTTTTCGAACTTTGCAAGATCGAAGGACATGAATGCTCCTTACGGCGTGATGAGTTCGGGATCGACGGTGATGATGTGGGTGTTGATCCCAATGTTCGCCGTGCGCCGAAGGACGTTGTCGCCGGTCCCGACGTTCTTCCGGAACGACATGACGAGTCCACGGAAGTAGTCGACGCTGTTGGAATAGGTCGCGTCGGGGGCGTCCTCGTATTCGACCTTGAAGTTGTAGAGGAACTTCGTCTGCTCGGCGGCGCGCAGCGCCACCTGGCCCGGGTCCAGCGGATCATCGCCGACGACGAGCGCCATAGTCCCGGCGTCGCGAGCGCCTTTGAGGTGGCGGACACGGCTGTCGGAGAGCGACTGGAAGGTCACGTCCGCACTTTCGTCGCCGAGCTCGCCGCCGTCTTCAACCTCGCCGATCTCGACCCAGGTCAGGGCCTCGAAGGCGGCGAGCGCGGTGGCATCGGAGGTGTAATCGATCGAGGTGGTCCCGCCGATAAAATAGCGGGCCCCGGTGGCAGTCGTGATTGTCATTGGAGCTATCCTTGCTGGTTAGGCTGCAAAAAAGCCCCCGCGAACGGAGGCTCTGGCTTCAATCATCTTCGGTTCCAAGGTTACTGCAGGTGATCCCAACTCTTCCGCTGGTGGATCATCTCGACATTGCGGCGGCTGATCCCGAACATGGCAGCTATTTCGTTCGGGTGCAGACTTCCTTCGAGGTCACGTATCTTTCTGACCTCATGCTCTTTAAGCTTCGCCGTCGGGCACTTCTCTCCTCGCCCATCCGTACCGTGGGTGAGGCGATCTGCTTGGTTTTCCGTAGGCGTAGCCCAACGAATATGCTTCTGGTTCACGCAACTTGCGTTACCACACCAATGGGCGGCCTCGTGATGCGGCGACGAGGGCGCCCCATTGGCTTGCTCGCAGACGTATCTATGCGCGTAGCAACTGACACCGTCCTTGAAGAACGTCCCATATCCTGACGGTGTGCCGCTGAAAGGCCAGTTTATGCACTCGTCAGTCTCCAGTGTGGACGCTTCCAAGAGCCACTGATAAGCTTCCCCGTTAGGCGTCTTCCTGGTTACTGAGGTGTCCCCGTGACGCCGCCAGCGCATGTAGTGCGTGTTGCACCACGTTTTCTTCCCGCCGGCGGCCCAATGCGCATTGCCGTTGCAGCCATCAACAGAACATGCTTTGAATCGTTCAGCCATTCGACGCTCCTATCGTCGTTTCGGTTAGAGCTGAGGCGGTGTTACCAGCACCAAATCGGCTCGTTTTTTATAGCTGAATCAGCGGCTTAAGCAAAGACCTCATAAGAGATGGTCACGGGGACCATCAGGGAGCCGTTGCTGGGCGGGAGCGGGATTGCGTACGGCTTGCGGTAGACCTTCACCCTCACGCCGCTCTCGTAGAGGATCAGGTCTTTCGGGAAGTGGGCGATGATCTGGTCGGCGCGCTGGAGCGGCACGACGATGCCGGTGCCGCTGCCATAGTGGACGGTTACCTGCATGATGCCGCGGTGCTGCTGCCGACCAGGTCCGACCGTTCGTGTGGTGGTCGGGTTGGGAAGGAAGGTCACCTCGAGGTAGTCTTTCGGCTTCGTCTGTCCGGCCGGCGGGAAAGCCACATTCGGCGCGGCGATCGCTTGGGCCGGCGTGAGGGTTAGCGCTAGCAGCCGATCCATTAGGGCTTTGAAGATGTTCGCTTCCACACCTGTGGGCATTCGTGTAATCCTTCCCGGCGATGGCCGATAAGCTCTCCGACGATCAGGTGTACGAGCGGCTGCACGCCGCCTATCTCGCCCTTGGGCGCGAGGAAGGCGAAACCGTGCGGGGCGATACGACGTTGAAAGCGGCCCGACGGGCTCTGACGTTGCTGCAGATGGGCCACCTGGCCGCGCAGGACAGCGGCGGTGAGAAGAACCAGGCGATCAAAGCCCCAGACGACGCTTGAGCTCTCTCACCTTTTGATCGACGATCCCTTGCCATTGCTGGGCCGCGCCGCGCACGAATGCGTCAGGCGGCTGCCCATTGGCGCCGAACTCCCGATAGACGGCATAGCCGGCCGTGAAGCCGACATAGATGGTGTCGTTGACGTCGGCGCCTAGGATGACAGCCTCGATCTGGCCGAAGTCGAAGGCGTAGCTCGCGCCGTCGGTCGGCCCGGAGCTCCGATTGATCGTTGGCATGGCCGTCGTCGAGGCGAGAGCCGATGCACGTAAAAAGCCGGTATCCACCCGCATTCGGCCGCCGGCGCCCGTCGGCTTCAGCATCTCCTCGCTGACGTCGTGGACAGCTTCCTTGAAAACTGCCTCGACCGCGCCCGGGATCTTCTCCGCGAAGGCCGCGACGGTGGCGCTGAACGACAGCTTCGCCATCAAACGACCTCTGCACGGTACCGGCGAACGACCGCGCCGATATGATCGACCTTGTATTCCAGGCGGCACCTGCAGCCGGAGATTTCCGAAATCGGCGCGCGCGGGTCGCCGGGGAACCGGAGAAGCGCGCCGGACGGGCTCTGAAATACCTCATCCATCCCGACCGCCTTGCCGTTGAGGACGCGATGGGTGTGCCGCACACGGCTGTCGCCTGCCGACCGCCACACCTTCGTGACGTCCTGCGCTGCCACTTTCCCGCTTGCGATCTGCTGTCGCATCGCTTCGTCGCGTGCAGAGCCAAGCGCCATCATGGTTTCGGTCCGCGCCAGCATCTCTCCGC